TAACTGAAGCATCGATATTAAAACCATGCTTCTTAGCCAACCGCTTAAGGTTCTCTGCAACAGGTTTCCATACAGCAACATCTACTTCTTCCTCAAACGGAAAGTAAACATGCAAGCCACCGCCACTAGAAATAATGAACGGCGTGCCTAAAGTGCTTAAGTCTGTATCGCCCAAGAACAAATCCAAAGCAGTAGCCGCCTGCCCTTTGTTTTCGTAGTCCTTACCTTTACCACAGTCAATGTCCAAGAACAAAGACCGCATTTTTAAAGCGCTGTCGGCGGTGCGCTTCTTCTTATCATCAAACGATGCCAAAGCAAAGAAAGTGTTGTATCCCTTTCCATCAAACGCCATGGCAGCGTTGTACAACTCGTCAATCGTGTTGACAAATACGTGCTCTCTTTTTGCTGTGCTAATCTCGGCCGTGCAGTAAACACCCGAAGACGGTAGCACAGTCGCTAGGAATTCCTGCGACGTCATGTGAAACCTCTCGAATTAGTGTGCGATGCCGGTGATTATTCTTGATGCAAAACGTTTTACAAGTTCTATTTGAAACTCTTTAGGCAATCCGTCGCCGTAAATAAAATCTTCAGCAAAATGTAACAGTTCATAGTCAGTAAGGGTTTTTGGGTTTGGTGCTGTTTCTACTGGTTCTTTAAGCATTGTCTTAGCGCCTCTTCTGCTGTTTTACTGTTTTGTAATATGTTCAACAAAGACTGTACACGTAACCGATATGAAGGCGTCACTTCCGTGCCGCTAAACCAGTTGTAAACCGTCTGCCTTGTTGCGCCTGTAAATTTTGCTACTTCGATAACTGGAAAGTCTAAACTAATTGCCCAGCGCCCTAGCTGGTTGCCCAGCGTCTTGGGTGCGCTCTTTGTTGTATTTTTAATCTCGTCTGAGTAAGCCATAATATTCTTTATTAAAGTGGGCGGGGGTACTAATGCTCATTCATAAAGGAGCGTTGGTATGAATAAGAAACCCAACGCTTTTTACAGGCTATTTAAAGTCGCCGAGCCGACTAGCACTTTCCCCCCGATAGTCTTTACGTACTCCTTAAAAGCAAGTTGTGTTGCAGTTCCCACCGTTACAACACGTTGTACAGACCATAAATTTACCATCGGGAGTAGAAATGGTAGAAGTCGTACATGATGCGTAAACGGTGAGGGCGGTTACTGATAACAATACGCCAACAATGAACTTACTCATCATCCCACTCCTCAACTGTTGAGGCTAAGCTGCCGGCCTTCTTGGATGGTACAGCACTTACCTTAGCGGCTGGCTTACGCTTCTCAGGCTCATCAAAAGATTCGGCTTCTGCTTCTTTCTTGATGCTTGGTTTCTTGCCTTCAAGTTGTGGCGCTTTCTCTGCTGGCTTAGCGACTGACATTGTTACAGCCATCTTTGCTTCTGTAGACTCGCCCTTCTTAACGGCTACTGCGTACTCGTCGTCTTCTAACCAACGTACTGGTTGGAAAAACAACTTGGGTACTGCGGCTTTTGTATCAAAGCGGAGACGTGTTACAAGTGTCTCGGGGTTGATGTTCTGTGCGGCAAGGTAACGAGCATAGGCTTGTAGTGGGCGTTTGTCGCCTTCTTCCTTACCAAAGATGGATGTAGCCGCTAGGGTCAACTGCATTACGTCGCCCTGTACATCATTAGCCAAGACTACTGCAAGGCGCTGTGAGAAACGGCAAGCCTTTGAATCGCCTTGACCTGAGCCTTTGACGTTCATTGGGCATGATGCGCAGTCGCTTGCTTGTGGCTCTTCGATAGATGCGTCGGGTTTGTCGCCGTCGGCTGACCAGCAATCAGGTCCTTTTGTCTCGCCCTCAACGTATTGTCCAGCGTAGAATGTACGGCTAATCTTCGGTGCCGCATTGACAATAACAACATCAAGATGACGGTCGTCAATCGAGGTAATCTCTTTGCCGTCTGCCATCAAGCGGAATACACCGCCTTTGATTGAGATACGCTTGGTACTGCCACCGCCTGCGCCACCGGTAAGGCTCTTGGCTAATGCGGATAATTCGCCCTTGCGTGCAAACGCTGGGGTTTGATTCGGGTTAAAGCTGGCTAAATCGCCCATATTACTGCTCCTCATTTGGTTGGTTTACGTACTGTTACTGCATACTCCGACATCGAGTTGAGCCCGGCTGGCACTACACCCGGGTTCTCTTCTAAAAACATAGACATATTCTTCTGCGCTATGCGCTTCTCAAACAGGTCTAGTGCATCGTGTTCTACAACAAAGTTCTTGAATGAATCCCAATCGTCTGTGTAGTAACGAGTTTTCTGTGACAAGATGATAGTGCCTTCTTCTGTCCGCACCGAGTTCATACCCAGCGCCAACATTTGATCTTTCATGGCGTTCTTAACTTCGTCTTGCTTTGCTTTGAGTTCTTCAATCTGACTCTCATACTCCTTGGTCAGTTGTTGAACCTTTGCGTACATCTTACGATATACACGTGCTAGTTTATCTAGCGGTACTACTTCCTCTTCGTTTGGCATTTTTATGCTCCTTTGTAAAATATTTTACATCAATAAAGTCGGGTGTACAACCCAACATAGGGTTTTCCTTAAAAATTAATTTCTTCCTTGTACAGATTCAGCAAGATGTCGTGTCCCGCAACACGTTTCTCTAACTGCTTAAACATTTTTTTCTCGATTTCGCTACCTTGCAGATGTATTACAGTCACATTAGTTGAAGTCTGACCAATGCGATCGGCACGTGCAATGCACTGCAAGTAGGTTTCAACAGACATGACTGGGCCATAAAACACCACGGTGTCTGCCGCTGTTAATGTTACACCATGCGATGCGGCTTGTGGTTGAACTACCAAAATACGGGGGTCAGCGACTGTTTGGAAACGCTTAAATATGTCTGTTCGTTTGTTTACCGATACGTCGCCGTGTATCACTTCGCTGGCTATATTGTGCTTGAGTAGGTGGGTATGGATAGTTTCTATGCTGTGCCTGAAGGGCGCAAACACAATAACCTTACGGCTAGTCTCTTCAAGTACTTCGAGCAACACGTTTAGTCTAGGCGCACAGTCAAACTCCACAACCTCGTGGTGATCGGTGTAGGCGGCGCCTGCTGAAATTTGTAGTAACTTGGATACACCTGCGGCGGCATTAACGGCAGTAATCGTTTCGCCCGATGCTTCCATTACCATGAGGTCTTTAAGCATGCGGTAATACTTAACCTGTTGCGGCGTAAGGGGAATTTCACGGGTTTCGGTAAGTACAGGTGGCAGGTCGGTACATTCTTCCTTGGTATATCTAATCGCTGGCTGAAGAGCATCGTAAACCGCTTGTGCCGCACCTGACTTTGGCACCCATTTAAACTTGGTTAGCTTAGTCATTACCTTGTCACGCCATGCAGTAGCAAATTTTGGTACACCTAAAGGGTTCACTAGCTTAGCCAAACCATAGGCGTCCACAGGTGATTGTGCAGAAGGTGTGCCCGTCATCATCCACAACATAGTCTCGGGCTTTAGTATCTTGTTGAGGGACTTCCAGCGCTGTGTTGATGGGTTCTTGTATGCGTTTGCTTCGTCCACAATCACAAGGTCGAACTTGCCGTTGGCAACAACTTCACTAGCAATCAGGTTTAGCCCGTCGTAATTAACTACTACGAACTCGTAGTCGCCTTGTACCATCTCAATGCGCCTTGACGCTTGGGTATGATGTGCCGCAATAACTGAGCGGTGGATGATGCTTTTGCTAATCGAACTTACCCATGCGTCGTGCATGATGGATAGGGGACACAGAATCAAACAACGTCGTACTTGCTTAAGTTTCATCAGGTAGTCAGCCGCCCACAAAGCAGAGAAGGTTTTGCCAGTACCGGGGTCGTTAAACACGAACGCTCTACGATTCATTGTCAAGAAGCTAGCCGTATCTATTTGGTGTGCAAACGGTTTAAACCGCCCCGGCCAGTCGTACTTAGTGGTGATGGGCGATGGTACATTTTTTACCCCTAGGTTGCGGAGCACACGCGTTTCGTCTAACCCCCAATACACGGCGACTTCAAACGTGCCGTTGTCTTCGCTGACGATCTTGCTTCTAGGTATAACACTGTACTTGTCGGGGTTGCGTGTTTTAAACAGCAACGCTTTGTTTTCTATGATTTGCATTATTCGATGATCCTGTACACAGACATGTATTGGTTAGCTAGGGTGTGTTTCTCCAACTTGTTGGCACCAGTAAGGCGTACCAAAGCAATGCGCCAAAAGTCGTCCTCTTGAAAGTTAAACTCACCAACCCACTCGCTACCCCACCGCACCGTCCACATATCCACAAGCGCAGACAGAGGCGCTTTCATAGCGTCGTTTTTTAGGTCTTTCTCAGTTAGCGCTTTAAATTTTCCGTACGGTTGATCGACTGTACTTAGTGTTATTGTGGCTTCGTTTGGCGCCCGTCTTTTTAAGATCTGATCGGCGTAATCCTTGTCTGATATACCCATTACTTGATAGCCCCCTTTGAGGTGCGTTTATACGAACGGTTTTGTGATGCTGGTACGGCTTTTAGATTGGAACGTGTTGTGGTACCGCCTTTGCTTAGTGGTTTCTTGTGGTCTACATCTTTGCCGTCGCCCTTGCTTACCACGCCTTCACGCTCAAGCATGCGCCTAGCTTTGTTACGCTGAGCCCGTTTCTTCTTAACGGCTTCTGTGCCGTCGTAGTTTGCGTATTCTTGTTTGTAGTCTCTTTTGTAAGTCATGATGTGCCTTAGTGTTTGGGGTTAAACTCGCAACCCTTGACTTGGCACCAACCGCAGAGCGGGGTGCTGGTTGGGTTCCAAATGTTATTGTCGTACGAAGCGGCCAACTTGGCTACCCTCTCCCGATACAACTGCCAATGTAAGTCTTTCTGATCTACTGTCATCACTTGCGTAACCATCGAGTTCTTCACAACGAATAGCAGAGCGGAGTTCACTTGGCGTATGTGAGGGAAATGGGCAAACACCATCAAAGACATTAGGGTTAGCTGGTCACGGTCGGGGTATTTGTCGTTGCCTGTTTTGTAGTCCACAACCCTAGCCTTGAGCCCCTCGTCATCAATAATCAGTAGGTCAGCGATACCACGCACCCATACGTCAGGGTCGTCAAAAGCACAGGGGGTCAGGTCTTCTTTCAAACCCATTTCGTGTTCGGTTAGCTTGCGCCCTGCTTTCTTCTTTAATGCGTCCAGCGTTGACTGAATAAACAAGTGCTCGGGGGGTAGGGGTGTACCGTCTTTGATATACAGTTCTGCGGACTCATGCACTTGCTTGCCATAGATAGTGTGAACTGTGTCGGTGAACGGGTAGTTCTTGAGCACTTTGACTTCGTGGAAACGTCTTGCACAGCCCTCGTAGTCTTTGAGCCCTGAGTGACTCCATTTAAATTTAGGCATACTTGCTTCCTTTACCATCGCTAACAAACTTAAATGTCTTGCGGATTGCTTCGTACTCGGTGTCCGCTCTGAACAACAAAGGCGAGGGGTTGTCAGGAAAGTATAGGTGGATGATGGTGTGCTCCCTAGTTATTTTGGGTACTATTGCACACCCCTTTATTTCCATCAGGTCAATCATGGTCTGCTCTTCATCGCTCCAGCGTGGTTCGTAGTAGCCCATTATTGCGTTGTCCAGTAACATTTAGAACTTCGCAGTCTTGATGGCTTGGTCTAAGCGGTTAGCAAAGGCAGTTACGAACTTCTCGTTGTGCGTTAGCTTACAGTCCATGTCGTACAGAATTGCGTGGGTAAGCTCATGCCAAAAGGTATTGCTTCGCTCGTCCGCGCTGTACTTATACCCCCCATCGGGGTTGCCTTGGGCGATAGTGATAGTGCGGGTTGACTCATCAAAACAGCCTTGGCACAACGTCTTGCCAACCACTACTTTTGATTTCCTGCGTACCAGATGGGGTGTTCGCCCTATGGTAACTTGTTTTGGTATCTTCATTTAGCTTCTCCGTATCGTTTGTTACAACCTGTTTCGGCATCTAGCGGTATGCCCGGCATGTACGCTGGGTCTTTCACCGTCTGCTCTAAAACCCAAGCCTCGGCTTCTTTGGCTTCGTTCTCGGGTACTAATACCACTACCTCGTCGTGCACGGTTAATACGCAGGAATATCTCTTTTGTATCCTGAGCATGCCGTCTGTCATTACGCATCGTGCTACTGCCTGCACGACGTTTTCTACAATCTTGCCCCCGTACAGCTTACGCCTAGACTTTTCGTCGGCGCCATACAACCACTGAATACGGCCTTTTTCATCGGCGTCACCAGTTAGTTGGGGGTACTTTAAAGCTAAACCACTAGGTAATAGTATACGCTCCTTGTCAAAAGTTAGGCATTTATATACATAGGGTTTACCCTGATATAGGCTATTGTTTACCAACGAGTTGCAGAGTTCCCAAAAGCTGACCACAGGGTTGGCGGCATGTCGGTAGATGTCGATGATCTTTTTGGCGGCTAGGCAATGCGTTAGTAAATCTTTGTCGGAGCAGGTGTGCGGTATTGCCGCCATCATCTCCATGTTCTTCTCCCAATTAATAAAGTCGTGCACGTCCTGTGCACTTACTCCCAACTGCTTGGCAAAGTTCTTGTCGTACATTGTTGGCGGTGCGCCTAGGAAACCAGTAAGAAGTTGTGCAGAGAAGGAAGCCCAGCCCATACCATAGCCACAACCTAGCAACGCCGACTTGGCAGATTGTCTTAGGTCAGGGTGGTCGTTCTTGTTAAGCCCCGGTATGCCGAACATCTGCGCACCAAAAGCGGCATACGCGTCTTGTCCCGACGCAAATATTTCGAGTAAGGGTTTGTAATCCGAGAGGTATGCCAAGACTCTAGGTTCAATCTGCGACAAGTCGCAAACCACGAGCGTGTAGCCGTCCGGCGCTTGGATAGACTTACGTAGGAAAGACCCCCGTTTGAGGTTTTGGAGATTAAGCCCCGAACCCTTGGACGCCGACCAACGACCGGTGTGCGCTCCGTAGTAGTTGAGCGGGACAGGAAGCGTACCTCGTTCTGAAATGTCAACGAATCTCTGTGCTCTTGTCCGTTCCAGCGTAGATTTAACTTTGAGACGGGCTTCACAAAGAAGGGCAACATCCTCGTTATCAGAGTTAAGTAGCGCTTGGAAGAGGGCGTCGTTCTTAGCAAATGCATAAGCCTCTTTACCGGTCGTTTTGCTAATCTTTTTCGGCGGGACCGCACCAATTGTTCTAAGAACATCAGCAAACTGATCGTTACTAGCCAGCGACGTTTCTTCAACGCCAATCCTTTCAAGCAACGCTTCACGTTTCGTTCTTTCATCGGCGATCGCTTCACGCAACATCTCCTCATCTAGTTCTAATACAGGGTTGGTAAACATCTTGAGCGTCATGTCGATCAGCTTCAGTTCCTTAATCGGAAACCCACCTTCAACTTCTAGCATTAAGTTTTCAAATATCTTCTCGCACAGGAACACATCATGCTTACAGTACTCAGCAAGCTCTTGCTCTACCTCGTATGCCAACTCACTCATGCCGTTGGTACTGTGCACTGCATTGCCCTTTGGTGGTAGCTGATATATCTCAGCTAACTTCATAAGACTGTTGCCAGCCTCGACGCCACGTAGTGCCCTAGCCATACTAAGAGAATCGAAAATAAAGCAAGGCTTAGCACCATAAACCCAAGTAAGAATGGCAATATCAAACTGCGCATTGTGCGCAAGCACCGCTGTCTTAGTCCAATCGATTGAGTCGACCCAGTTTTGTATGTCATCATGTGTTATCCATGTTATGTCTTCCTCTACATCTAGCGTTTTGTAGCACAGGCCAAAGGCTTTGAAGCGTTCGTCTCTGACATACTGCTCAGTCGTCATCTTGGACAGCGTGTACTCTTTGCTGTCCCAACGTGTTTCAAAGTCAATGACAAGTATCTTGTCGAATGGTGCGTTCATTTGTTCTTTCTGTGTGTTGCTAAATTGTTTTGGCCTAGTTCTTTAATTTCATAGCCATGGCTTTGCAGATACTCAAACAACTCTTTGCGCTTTTCTTGGTACCAAGGCTTCCATGTCCACGCTTCAAAGATGATGGGTGGATAGTTGTTTGCCTTGATTGTTTCGATACCGCCTTTGAGTACTTCTAGTTCATGCCCTTCTACGTCAATCTTAAGTAACTTAACATCGCTAAAACCAAACATATCCAAAGGTACTAAGTAAATTTTATTGGTTACGCTAACTGTGGCACATTCGTATTCATGCTTGCGCACTTCTTTATCAACACTAAATGCACCAATGTTTGTTTCAGCCATGTAGTCAGGCATCGTTAAGTTTAGTTGTTCATCCCGATCAGACAGAGCTAACTCGTAGGTTTGCACATTGCCTAAACCATTAATGACTATGTTGGCGCATAGCTGGTAGTTAACAATACGTTGTGGCTCAAAGGCATGGAACTTTAGCTTAGGAATCTTTTGTGCAAGAGGTACACAGAAGGTACCTAGGTTTGCGCCGATGTCTAGCACCGATCCACTAGGCTTCTCAAGTAGTATCTTTAGTGCAAGCTGGTGGATGTCGTTCTCGTACAGTTCCTTCTTCAAGTGATTTGATATTAAATCCTGCCCTTTGAACACAAGAAACTGTGTGCCGTCTACTTTTACTAGTTCGCAATTAGGTATCACATTAACCCCTTGGTAAAGTACCGCTAAAGTTATAAGTTCCGCTATGGGTTAGATTCGCCCAAGGTGCGGCGTAGACTTTGAAGCCAGCCTCCCGTGCAATCTTGCAGAAGTGGTA